TGGAAGGATGAATTTTGGACAATTATTTTTGGTGGCATTCTTGTAGCATGTTTCTTGCCTTGGAGTCAGCCGTATGTAGCAGAGGGTTTTATCTTCCTAAACGAAAGTACACCACCTTGGTTTAGTACATGTTTGTATATATGTATAGGTAGTAGCTTTGGATACAGGTTTGGTAAGACAGGTATGCAATTAATGGGGAAAAATAAATGACATGTGCATGTGGAAAAGAAGACTGCAAATGCAGTACAAGTGATTTAGTTCCTGATAAAATAGGCTATCAAATAAACAAAAGGAGAATGGCATGGGTTTTAATTATTCTTATGGGTATTACCACTATCCTAACTTTGGCATTTCCAGACAGACTCGCAGAAGCAGAGAGTATCCTTATGACACAATACATAAGTATGTGTGGCTTAGTAGGGGCATATTTTGGTTTTAGTGCTTTAAGTGGTAAGAAATGATTGAAGCAGAGGGTTGGAATAATCACGAAGATACGTTTGAAGAAGCGTTAAGAAGAGAATTATTATCTGCAAGAGGAACAATACTTATATTACAGGATGATATAAAACAATTAACAGAGGCATATTATACTGTACTAAAAGAAAATGAAAAATTAAAAAGGACACATTAATGGAGACATTTACGGATAGACTAAGAGAGGAACTTAAAATAGATGAAGGATGTAAATACGAAGTATATTTGGACCACCTTGGATTACCTACATTTGGTATCGGACATCTTATTACTGAAAAAGACCCTGAGTACCAAATGGGGATGGGAACACCAATTGATGAAATACGAGTCAACGAAGCGTTTGAACAAGACGTATATGTAACATTAGGTGAATGTAAAAAACTATTTGATGATTGGGATAAACTACCTGAAGAAGTTAGATTAATTTTAGCTAATATGATGTTTAATATGGGTAGACCACGATTATCTCAATTTAAAAAAATGATACAAGCTATACATGATGGCAATTGGTTAGAAGCAGGTTATCAAATGAAAGATTCAAGATGGTACAAACAAGTAACAAATCGAGCAGACAGACTTATATCCCGGATGCAGGGAGTCGGCTTGAGTTAAAAAGACAAGAGCAAAGAAAAAAACATATTAACAATTTAATAGAGCTCTTTAAACCTAAAGAAAGAAAGTTTATAAAACATGGCTAGAAAATTAACCGAAAGACAACAAAGATTTTTAGACGTACTATTTGACGATGCAAAAGGTAGTATAACAAATGCTAAAATAATAGCAGGTTATTCTACATCAACAAGTTTAAGTGAAATAGTAAAGGCTTTAAAGGATGAAATTATGGAAGCAACGCAGATGTATCTAGCTAGAAATGCTCCTCTTGCTGCTCGTGGTATCGTTGGTGGAATAGAAGACCCAACAGAACTAGGCATAAGAGAAAAGTTAAATGCATCTAAAGAGTTACTAGATAGAGTTGGTTTGGTTAAAACAGAAAAGGTGCAAGTTGAAGCATCAGGTGGTGTTATGCTATTACCTGCAAAAGAAAGCAATGACTAGAACATTAGGAAAGGCATGGGAGCTTCCACAACCTGTAGATTTAAAAGATGACGATGAAAAAGAGTGGATTTCAATTCCTAGAATTGCAAGAACTATACCGTTTGGTTATAAATTAAATACAGAAGACCCTAATTTATTAGACCCAATACCTTATGAGTTAGAAGCAATAGAGTTAGCTAGAAAGTATACAAATCAATACTCATATAGAGAAGTAGCGAATTGGCTAACTAAAAAAACAAATAGAACTATATCACATGTAGGTTTAAGAAAAAGATTAATGAATGAAAGACAACGTAAGAACAAGGCTAGAACTCTTAGAAAATGGTCCGAGTACGCTAAGAAAGCAATCGAAAAAGCAGAAACGTATGAAAACCAAAGAACAGGTGCAAGAACCTAAAATAAAAGAAGTTAGTAGTCAGGACAGCATACCTATAGAGGAGCAAAATATTGTATTTGCACCTAACAAAGGTCCTCAAACAGAGTTTCTTGCAGCAAGTGAAAGAGAAGTTTTATATGGTGGTTCAGCAGGTGGTGGCAAATCGTTTGCTATGTTAGCAGACCCACTACGTTATATGGGTCACTCAGCATTTAGTGGATTACTTTTAAGACATACAACAGAAGAACTTAGAGAACTTATATTTAAATCTAAGGAATTATATCCTCAAATATGGAAGGGTATAAAGTGGTCAGAAAGAAAGATGCAGTGGGAAGCACCATCAGGTGCAAGACTTTGGATGTCTTATCTTGATAGAGATGATGATGTACTAAGATATCAAGGTTTAGCATTTAGTTGGATAGGATTTGACGAATTAACACAGTGGTCAACTCCATATGCTTGGAATTATATGCGTTCACGACTGCGTTCTACAGCACATGATTTGCCTGTGTATATGAGAGCTACAACAAACCCCGGAGGTCCGGGACATCAGTGGGTTAAAAAAATGTTTATTGACCCTGCTCCTTATAATAAAGCATTTGATGCAACAAATATAGAAACAGGTAAAGTTTTAATTTACCCTGAGAAGCATAGTAAAGCAGGGCAATCATTATTTAAACGAAGATTTATACCAGCTAAACTTGTTGACAATCCGTATTTATCTTCACAAGGTGACTACGAGGCAATGCTTCTATCGTTACCTGAGCATCAAAGAAAACAATTACTTGAAGGTGATTGGGATGTTGCTGAAGGTGCAGCATTTGGTGAGTTTAACAGAGATATACATGTTGTAGAGCCTTTTAGTATACCTAAAAATTGGGTAAAGTTTAGAGCCTGTGACTATGGATATGGTTCTTATAGTGGTGTATTATGGTTTGCTGTTGCACCAAGTGAACAAATAGTTGTATATAGAGAACTATATGTGTCAAAAGTTTTAGCAACAGACTTAGCAGATATGATACTAGAACTAGAAGAAGATGATGGTAATATAAAATATGGTGTATTGGATAGCTCTTTATGGCACAAACGAGGCGATACAGGTCCTTCACTTGCAGAACAAATGATTAGTAGAGGATGTCGATTTAGACCATCAGATAGAAGTAAAGGTAGTCGTGTTTCAGGAAAAAATGAAATACATAGAAGATTACAAGTTGATGAATTTACAGAAGAACCAAGACTTGTTTTTTTTAATACATGTACAAATATGATTTCACAACTACCAGCGTTACCTTTGGATAAAAGAAACTCCGAAGATGTAGATACTAAGTCAGAAGACCACTTGTATGATGCTCTTAGATATGGTATTATGACAAGACCAAGATTTAGTATATTTGATTATGACCCTATAGGTAGACCATCAACAGGTATGCCTGTAGCCGATTCAACTTTTGGATATTAATATGGCTGAAGAACCAAATGAAGAAGTCTTTATTGAAGACAACTCAATAACATTAGAAGATACAGATAATTCTGAAATCGTAGATGAAAAAATAAGTGGTATAATACCTTTTATACAGGAACGTTATCAACGTGCAGAAGACTATAGAACTTACGATGAAGAGAGATGGTTACGCTCTTACAGAAACTATAGAGGTATATACGGAAGTGATGTACAGTTTACAGAAGCTGAAAAATCAAGAGTATTTATAAAGGTAACAAAGACAAAAACTCTTGCAGCGTATGGTCAAATTGTAGATGTTTTATTTGCAGGTAACAAATTTCCAATAAGCATTGAGCCTACTATGATGCCTGAGGGTGTAGCTAAAGATGTTAGCTTTGACCCAAAAGAACCTGAAGAACTAAAAAATAGTACATCATTATCAAGTCCATATGGATTTGAGGGTGACGATATGGAGTTTCCAAAAGGTGCTACAGCAAAAAGTTTAGAAGATAGACTAGGACCTTTGCAGGATAAATTAAAAGATATAGATGGTTTAAAAGAAGAAACAGGTAAAACTCCTTCAGCAATTACGTTTAGTCCTGCTATGGTTGCTGCAAAAAATATGGAAAAGAAAATAATAGACCAATTACAAGAAACAGGTGCAAGTAAACAACTAAGAAGCACAGCTTTTGAAATGGCTTTATTTGGCACAGGTGTAATGAAAGGTCCGTTTGCTACAGACAAAGAGTATCCTAGTTGGTCAGATGAAGGTGAATATAGTCCTGTATTTAAAACTGTTCCTACAACATCTCATGTATCTGTTTGGAATTTTTTTCCTGACCCTGATGCATCAAGTATGGATGAAGCACAGTACGTTATTGAAAGACATAAGATGTCTAGGTCACAATTACGTGCATTAAAAAAGAGACCTCATTTTAGAGGTAGTGTAATAAACAGTGTTATTGAATCAGGCGAATCTTATACAAAAAAATATTGGGAAGATGATTTAGCAGACTATGCACCTGAACATGGTGTGTATAGATTTGAGGTATTAGAATATTGGGGCATGTGTGATATTGACATGTTAAAAGAAAACAATGTAGAAATACCAAAAGATTTAGAAGAGTTTGACGAACTACAGGCAAATATATGGGTATGTAATGGTAAGTTGTTACGAATGGTTCTTAATCCATTTAAACCTGCTAAGATACCTTATATGGCAGTTCCATATGAACTTAATCCATATTCATTCTTTGGTGTAGGTATTGCTGAAAATATGGATGACACACAAACTCTAATGAATGGTTTTATGCGTATGGCAGTTGATAACGCTGTATTGTCAGGTAATTTACTTATAGAAGTAGATGAAACAAATCTAGTTCCGGGTCAAGACTTATCTGTGTATCCGGGAAAAGTATTTAGAAGACAAGGTGGAGCTCCGGGTCAGGCTATCTTTGGCACAAAGTTTCCTAATGTGTCAAATGAAAACTTACAGTTATTTGATAAAGCAAGACAGTTAGCAGATGAGTCAACAGGATTACCTTCTTTTGCACATGGACAAACGGGAGTTACAGGTGTTGGTAGAACAGCATCAGGTATTTCTATGTTAATGAATGCAGCAAGTGGTAGTGTAAAAACTGTAATTAAAAATGTAGATGACTACTTACTTAAACCATTAGGTGAAGGATTTTTTAGATTTAATATGCAGTTTAACTATGACTCAAGTACAAAAGGTGACTTAGAAGTTAAAGCTCGTGGTACAGAAAGTTTGATGGCTAACGAAGTAAGAAGCCAAAGATTAATGCAGTTTTTACAAGTATCAGCAAATCCTGCACTTGCACCGTTTGCAAAGTTTCAATATATTATTCGTGAGATTGCAAAGGCTATGGATTTAGACCCTGACAAAGTTACAAATAATATGGATGAAGCTGCAATACAAGCAGAGCTAATGAAAGAATTTAGAGCACCCTTACCTGAACAGCCACCTCAACAACAAGAAGGACAACCACCAGCAGGTGTAAACCCTGCAGACCCAACAGGAGCAGGTGGTGGAACAATAGGAACAGGACAAGCACCTATTCCGGGAGAACAAGGATTTACAGGAGTACCAAGAGATAGTGGACAAACAAATACTGAGCAAACTCAAGCCGTTGGTAACGAACAACCACCAATGGGAAGCGTTCAATAATTATATTGATGCGTTAGTAGAACAGCAATATAAAATATTAGAACAGGCTAGTGATAATATTACTATGTATAGGTCGCAAGGTGCGATTGCTGTATTGCGTAGATTAAAGTTATTAAGAGATGAAGTAAATGGCTAGTTTAGAAGAACAAACAAAACAAGGTTTTTATGGTAGCCCTTTATATAAACGATTGAGTCTACCTGAATTTAAAAGTAAAGAAGAAATAAAAGAAGGTCTTACAAGTCTTACTGAAGGACAAGTTCCTGCTGCAATTGCAGGAAGTACTGTTGAAGTAATTGAATTAATTAAAGATATAAATGATATAAATGCAAAGTATGGTGGTAATACAAAATTATTTTCGCATCTTGCAAAACCTTTAGTAGATAAAGTACAAAAAGAAGCAGGTCGAGAAAAATTTACAAAGGTGTTTAACGAACTTGCAGAACAGTATGACATACCATTTAAAGATGACCCAAATAATCCATTTAATATAATTGGCGATATTATAGGTCTTGGTGGTGCAGCTAAACTTGGAAAAGTAGCTGTAGAATCAACGGTAGATTTAGCAAAACAAGCTAAGAATATATTTAAAGACCCACCTGATATAGGTCCTAAACCTCAACTTGCAGGTGTAGGAAATATAGAAAATGTTGAAGATGTTACTAAACAAACAGATAAACTAATAGATAAAACACCACCACCATCTCAAGCTAAAGCTACAATAAATCCATCTATGATAGGTTTAAATACACCAATAGGTCAAAAACAAAGTGAAAAATTTTTAGATTTAGAAAAACAAGGTAATATGAGTCCTGAACAACTTTTTAAAGAAACAAAAGTTTATAGAGGAGTAGATGGAAAACTAAGATATGAACTAGATGATACAAATGCTGAGTTAAAAAATATTGATAATGTAGTTAAGGACATCGAGTTAAAGAAAACAAATAAAGAAACAATTACTTTAGGTAAAGTTTTAGCATTTGATGATTTATATCAGCAGTATTTTAAAGAAATAAAGGTAGG